TCTAAAATATTCGGTTACTCCTCCTGAAGCGTCGTCTGATTGGAAGATTATGTCACCGTCGTCGGCATAATTTGTAAAATCTAAATTACCTGTATGATTTTCAACACGACTTGTAGTAGCATCATGATAAAAACGTAGATCATGACTTGCACCTAAACTAATTCTAGATTTATCTGGCCAATTTGTATACAAAGCTGTCGTCGCAGATCCATCATGCGTAGCCGCTGAACCGTCTAAAGAGAAGTAAGTAGCACCACCACCAGCACCATTGTCTGATTGGAATATGATGTCACCGTCATCGGCGGAGTTTTTGATGGTTAAATTACCAGTAAAATTGCTTATGCTATAACCAGAAGAACTGTAAGTGTTAATGCTATCGCCATTGTAATAAGCTATTTTATTACCCGTTGCCGTTGTGGTTTGGAGACCCCCACCAGCGACATGAAGTTTATAACCAGGCGAAGTTGTTCCTATGCCGACGTTGCCGTTAGTAAGCTCAATAGTTAGATTATTACTACTGTTAGCAGCAGTGCTACCAATATACCCTTTTTGGTTTTGAGTTCCAACATATAAAGAATCAGCATTGTCATTGATTCTAATATGCGCGTCAGAATCAGAAGACTCAAATCGTCCAACATTATTTGATGATGTATAAGTATGAAGTATATTTGTCGGACTAGTTGTTCCTATACCGACGTTGCCTCCGAATGGGTTTAACACTAAAGACCTAGAACTTACACTTTGAGAATTATATCCTTGTATGTACGCGTTATAATTGTTAGTTATACCGGCTTTTAGATTTATTCCTGTGTTTACAGTTGTGTCAAGAGTAAACAAACTATTTGCTCCTACATTGCTAATACTAGACGCAACATAGTAACCAGCTAATTCTAACCTTGACGTAGGACTAGTCGTTCCGATGCCGACGTTTCCTCCATTGAAATAACTAGCGCTTTCACTTGATATTTGAACTTTTGTAGCAGCAGAAGAATTTTTTAAGAACAAAGTAAGCCCAGTAGAGCCTGATTGGTAAAAACCACCACCATCTGTATTATCGTTGTAATCAAGATTTAATAAATAGCTTCCAGAAGAACTACTAACTATATTTAGCTTTCCTGTTGGTGCTGTTGTCCCTATCCCAACGTTTCCATCTGATGTGATACGCATTTTTTCTGCATTACCACAAAAGAAATTGAAACCACCAGCGTTTGCACCACTTGATTTTAAACTAACTAAATCAGTTGATTGACTAACATCTATATATAAACCTTGAAAATTTGATGCATCTGTATAATGAAGAAAATTAGCAACTGAACCAGCTGAATTTTTATATACAGATAAAGGTCTTGTTGGTGCTGTTGTTCCAATGCCGACATTTCCACTATTCATTATAGCTAGTGGATAAGAAGATGTTGTGCTATTGTAAAAATAAATCCTTGAAGTGTCGTGTTCTATTGAAAAAGTATTTTTACCAGAGCCAAGAAATTGCAATTGTTTATCCCCAGAGGACTCCAACCTTGTGAAACCACCTACTACGTGGAGTAAGCTTGCAGGCGAAGTCGTTCCGATGCCGACGTTTCCATTTAAAATATTATATTCACTTGCTCTAAAAATTATAGGAGTATAACCAGTGTCAGCATCATTTGTTGTTTTAATTTGTAGCTCACCAGAAACCGCTCCTATTTTTAAATTTACATTTGTTCCGTCGTTTATATGTAACTTAGTGGCTGGCGAAGTTGTTCCGATACCGACGTTTCCAGTTGATGTGATGCGCATTTTTTCTGTACCTGCAGTCACAAGTCTTAACGCATCATCTGAGTGAGCGTATGTTACCTGTCCTCTCGCTCTCGTGGCGTCGGAAAATAAAATACCAGAAACAGAATTAGTTGGTGTTTTTATATTGATAAAAGAATTCCCATTATCTTCAATAACTAAGTTATCATCACTACCTGCCGCAGCTCCAGACGAGCTGTTAACAAAAACATCTAACTTAGCGCTCGGGCTAGTCGTTCCAATACCGACGTTTCCAGTAGATGTGATACGCATTCTCTCGGTGGCATTAGTTCCAAATCTCATGTAACCATATTCATAGTTCCATAAAGTAGCATTGTCAGAAGAATAAAAAATATTAAATGCATCTGCTCCATCCGTGCCACCTAATTTAAGACTTGAAGCCCTCAATCTTCCTACAACATCTAATGGATATAATGGACTCGTCGTTCCGATACCGACATTTCCGCCATTAATAAAACTTGAGCCTTGTGCAGTTATTCTATTTGTTAGAACACTAGAGCCAGTGTACATTTTAATGTCACCACCACCGTTTGTCCCGTTATCTAACAGCATCTCAATACCTTTTCTACCAGACGTGGCTGACAATGAAATACCATCGTCACTTGTAGATGTTTTTATATCTAATGCAAACCCAGGCGAAGCCGTTCCAATACCAAGTTTATTACCCGCTTCGATTATTACATCTTCACGGAAATAAGCTACCTCATCGTATGTTATTTGACCTATCCACCTCATATTAAATTGTTATGATATTATTACGTCTACTGTTGGTGTTTCTGATGCTCCTTGAGTTAGCTTTATATACAAGCCAAATTGATTTGCTTTGTTGCTAAATTTAACATCATTACCCTCTAGAACTAAAGTCGATCCAACGGGCAACTGTAAACTCTTCATTATATAGAATTTACCAGTTAATTGTTTCTCAATATATAAGTCTACGGTACATGTGGTGCTAGTGTGAGTGTTAACAAGGGAGATAGATGTCACGTTGACCCCACCTCCCACTGCTAGTAATTCCTGAGTTAGTTCACCAGATATATTATGGTAACTAGCCATTTACTATTCGAAGAACACCATGTACTCGATAATAGTTTCGGTAGCATCAGACATATCTATAGTGATGTCTTCGTCTGAATTCCCATCCCAAGGAAATAACATCCAATCACCACCGTATAATCTACCTATGGTAACAGCACTACCCGCTAAACCTATGATAGCATATTTATCTGTAGCCGTACCAGTATTTTTAATGTAAACCTTAGCTGACGAAGCGGCTGTAAATCCATTTATGTTCGCTACTGTTATAAGATCTGTTAAGGTAGTACTAGCCATTTTTACCCTAGCCAAACCAGTTGTCTCTGTAATACCGGTTGTTGTGCCAGCGGTAGTAAGTGTCATTGTATTCGAAATAGATAACGCATTGTCTGCAATATCAGCGCTAGCTAATGTTATCGTTGCTGTTGTTGTTGCCATATTTATTTATTTATTTGTCGTTATTATGATTGTGGAAGCGTTTTTCCCTCGTGGATTAAAGCAAATTCTATTACTTGAGACACGGTTACCGCATCTATACCTACGTCTTGAGCCGCCGAAGCCGCCTCTAAAGGAATAAACATCCAGTCTCCAGCGTAAAGTCTACCAATGTTTACGGCTGCTATATAAATATCAACATATCTAGTTGGGTCTGTATGCTTGTTAGCTATGTAGACTTTATTTGCTTTGTTTGCTCCAAGTGCAGTAGCGCCTAATTGATCTGTTAAGTCATAAACGTCGCCAGTAGCAACCTCTAGTCTTTCATATTGAATACCATCTAAACCAGTTGTTGTACCAGCTTTGTGTAGCGTCTGTGTAGCCGACAACGACAAGTTGTCAGATAGCAGGTCCGCGCTCGCAAGCGTAATTGTTGCTGTTGTTGTTGCCATGTTTTTACTTTTTAATTATTATTGTTTAGTTTTGTTTTATTTTCTTTTCAACCGTTCCATCATCATAGATGTAGAACAGTAGTTTGTTGCTACCTTCTTTTGAAGGTCTACCCAGTAGATCTGTTATTGCCACTAGTTTTTTAATAGCAGCTTTTCTAGCTGGTATATTACCGATGTAAGTTCCATCGCAGTAATCGTAGGTTAATTGACAAACCTCATCCCACTGATTATCACAGCAGTAATTATCGACATCGATAACCCAAGCATAACAAGGATCATTTAACCAATAAGGAATACCAGGGCCAGTAGCACAGCTAGCAGCATAAAGGCAGTTACTATCACTAACATTGGCCTCGACAAGATAGTTATAGGCATTAAGATCCATGCAACCCTTAACGATAGCAATACACGATTGATTTTCTGTGTTAGCAAGTGAATCATAGTTAAGAGCCAAGCTGTCCATGCATCCATATAAGAATTCAATGCAAGTAAAATCCTCTGTATTCGACAAGGGATCGTAATTAAGCATAGAAGGATCCGTACAACCGAATACATAAGGAGTGCAGCTACTATTGTCAGCATTTGCTAATGGGTTATAGTTAAACATTGTAGAGTCTGTACACCCATAAATATATGGTATGCAAGTTCCGTCATTAGTGTTAGCTGTAGAGTCATAGTTAAATTGTGTTGGGTTTATACATCCGTATATAACTGGAATGCAACTACCGTCATCTACGTTAGCTGTAAGGGAATAATTAAACGCTGAGGTATCAATACATCCATATGTAATTCCGATGCAGCTACCATCATCTATGTTAGCCAGAGAATCATAGTTTATAGCTATCGAACTCATACAACCGTAGACGACTGCTATACACGTATCTGAAGTATTAGCCAAAGCATTAAAGTTAAAAGCTAACGGCTGCATACATCCTAAGATCACAGGTAAACACCCGCCATTATCGATATTTGCTAGCGAATCCCAGTTAAATGCAATGGAATCCGTACAACCCCAAATCGCAGAGACCACACAACTTCCATCGTCATAGTCAGCCAAAAACCCTTGAGTGTAATACTCTAAGTATGAAGAATTCATACAACCAGGTACATAGTAACAAGTGCTGTCCTCTGTGTTCGCTAGTGTGTCATAGTTGACCGCTAACGGATCTAAACACCCAAAGACTTTGTCTATGCATAAGTTACCACAATAAGTCAGTGTAGTGTAATTAAACAGAGGCTGTATAAATGGAGCTGGAGTTTCTATAATAACATTTCCTAATGGATTTGTTAATTTAAAACCACAGTGAGCAGCTGTTAGTTGAGCTTGTTGTGTTATAAAGAACTTAAAACGAACTTGCTCTGGAGCGTTTAAGTTTATAGTAAAGTTTTGGCTAAAGCCAGAGGTAAGTATAAATTGATTTGTGTCCGTGCCCTGTATAACTCTTAGGTAAGAACCAACCCAACCATCACCCATTAAATCATATAGAGTTAAGGTATAATCACAATTAGGTATTAGAGCCATTCTGTTGGCCAGTGGATCATAGTTGAACATTGTAGAATCCGTACAACCTACAACCACTAAGTCTAAGCAGCTTCCGTCATCTGTATCTGCGAGAGGGTTGAACTCAATATAAGAAGTATCCATACAACCGTAGACGGGTGGACAGCTATCTGATGCAAACACATGCGTTGAGTCAAAACCAAAATTTGCGACGCTACCATTGACCAAGGTATCATTGCATTGTGTTAGGTAGTACGATCCATCTTGTCCTCCCCATAACGATCCTGCTAAACCATCTCCATATGTATCGTACATAGTAAAGCTGAATTGACCAACTGGTAAGCACATTGGAACGCTGAATGATTGATAGTCAACCATAGAACCATAAGAACCGCCTGATTCAACTATAATACCATTTGAATCTTTAATATCCCAAGAGGTTTCGCTTTGGTATTGATCTAAGTTTATATGCAGCAATGCAGGTATACATACTGGTGGTGGCGGTGGTGGGCAAGGATATATAGTTACAGTTGTGTCTCTTTGAAAGAAAGATCCAAGCACTGGAGACCAATCTATTATATCTCCTTGACAAGTATTACCCATTTTAAAAGAAGCTGGCTGAGATGACACCCATCCATCTCCATAACTATCTCTTAAACTTATAGTATAACTACCACTGTTAACATCTAAAACAGTATCTAAATATTCGTACTGATTAGTTGGTTGAAAAAATATAGAAGTATCACCGTATCCATCAGATACCATAAAGAAATTAGATTCTTGTGGTGCGTAGAAATCAAATTGTACTTGAAATCGAACCCATGAGTCTTGAGCGAATATACTTAGTGGTAATAATAGTAGTATTAGTAGTTTTTTCATTATATATCCTTTGGATCTTTACAATCGTTTACAGTTCTACCATATTTTCCTTTTTTAGTACCTACTTTTACTTTACCCTTCCAGCAAGATGAATTTGAAGAGTCTGCTCCTTTGAAAGTCATTGGAGAAGATTTGCTTTTTCCAGTTTTACAAAAATTGTTGTTGTATGCCATGGTTATGATTTTCTATGTGTTCTACAAAAGTTTCTGGCAGCTTCTTTGCTACCAAACCCCCATTTCTTTAGAGCTTTAGACAGTTTACTTGGGGTTCCATTTTTATCTTTCATATCTCCCTGCATACTACCAAACCTACAGGCAAAGCTTACTCTTCTAGGGCTCGTGCCACTAGTTAGTTTACTGCCCATTGTAGGGTTTTCTTTTCTCATCTTACGGTTTTGCTTGTTGTAAGATTTCTCTGTTATCTTAAGTGGTCCAACACTTTTGTTGTCGTATGCCATGTTAAAAGTCGCTCATTAATAATTCATCTATGTAGTCCTGCATTTCTCTTCTCGTGGCTTTCATACTAAATGATATGTCAGCTTGATATCTTTTCATCTCTTCACCATCCTTATATATAACGACAGTTGGTACAACCACTATCTCGTGCTTAGCTTGTAGCTTAGGTGCTGCCGCTATGTCTACATATACAATGTCACAGTCTGTTAGTTCTCCAATGTACTTTACTTTATTAGGATCATTCCAAGCAGCATTGAAGTGTGTGACAACAATTTGTCCAGACGCCCTTTGAGCAAAGCATACTAAGAGTAGTACTAAAACGTATATACCTAGTATCTTCCAAGAAACATCTATATTCTTCATTATCTTAATTTATCTAGTTTATCTTCCATTCGGATCAACCTATCTTTTAAATCGTCAACAGCTTTTTCGGTGTTCTCTATAGAAAGTCTAATGTTCTTGTCTTTCATATCAAACTCCATGCGCGACACGTCTTGAGGTGGTGGAATAGGTAAGGTCTTTGCCTCAGCGATATCAGCCTGTAGCATAAACCACATACTTATAACAGTCGCCATGCCTACCCCAATGCCTACCAACGTTTTTATGCTTACCTGAAAACCCGAGTTCTCGTTTAATTCCTTTGCCATTTATTTTTTCTTAGTAAAATCTATTTTACCACCTTCATATTCTCTTTTGCCTTTTCCTTTTGTTGGTTGATCAGCTTTTGAGCTTGTAGCCATCAGCATTCCAGCAACGCCTAAAGTTTTACCACCTAAAAACTTACCTGCTTTCCCAACAACTTTTTTAGCCACCTTGCCAACCTTCTTCGCTGCTTTAGCTGCTTTTGTAGTGCTATAACCAGGTGTAGTGGTTTTACCACCTTTCATATTGAAGTTTGCTGGTTTTTTATTTTTAGAAAAATTGTCATTAGCAACGTAGTGTTCTCTAGCCGCGCGCTTACTTGCTACCTCCACTTCATCAGCTGACTGATTCCAAAAATCTAAACTACCCCTCCCGCCTTTAGCATCTCTTAAGGAAACAGCGCCTTTACCTGTTTTAGCGCTTACTTTTTTACTTAAATTAGCGTCTGCTTCTTTACCCATACCAAGACTAATCTTTGGGTTTGTTTTTGCTTTAGCCGGTGAAGATCCCATCATTTTAAATGTTGAACCTTTTGATTTCTGTGTGTATGCCATTTTTTTATTTAAAATATTACGTAGTTTACTCCAAACTTGAAGTCGTACCACTCTCTGTTCCAGTACTTATTGTATTTTCCTTCTGCAAATGCTCCTAAGTGTTTGTTGATCTTAACACCGAGTATAACTCCACCCGAGTAATCTAACCATTGTTCACCTGCAAATTTATGATAGTTGTACTTGCTACCATCATCATAATGATAAGGCATTAAATTGCCCCAACCATGACACCAGTAGTTTTTATTATAATGATAGAAATCAAAGCCCAGTACAAATGAATGTAGTGTGCTGTTTTCCATTTCGTTTCTTTTTCTTTCTGAGTAATCAGCTAACACCTGTGGTATTACAACTGCCTCCCAAACTTCTGCACTATTAGCTACAACTTTTCCACTAGGATCGTAATATAGTTGATGCCATACATCAACATTATAACCCTCTTGTAGAGCTAAGTAAGTATAGTGTATATCTCCATTTGCTAATAACCACTCGTCTAAAGGGTTATAACCATAAGGTTCTGATAACCTTTGAACAGCTCCAGCGTTAACAGAGAATTTTCTATTAACTTTATATCTATATCTTTCCGATGCTTCAAAGTACTTTATATCAGCAAAACCATCCTCCAAGTATTCTCCCTTGATAGTATAGTGATCGCTAACGTACCTTATAAAATGGTGTTGATCAAGATACTCGTTACCTTCTTGTCTCTTGAAATCCATTTCAAATAAGTATTCAACTCCTCTTAGCTTACCTACAGTGGCCGCATCACTGTAATTCGTCTCGGTTCCGTCATAAAATGTATTTGCTTTATTTTCGTAACCGAATCTAGCTATTTTACGTAGTCCCATGGTGAGATTATAATCATAGGGAGTTGAAATTGTTTGTGTTGATAAGCCGTTGTCTACAGAGAAAACCTCCACATTCGACAAGGAGGTCCCACCGTTTACAGCAGCATAAAATGTAGAGAACTTAAATAGCTTCTTAACATCTTCTTTACTAAACGTTTGCGCTGTTACTATGTTAGACGCTAGTAGCAGTAGTATAATTAATCTTTTCACCATCCTTTTATTATCACTTATTTTTTGAATTCTTTAACGTGTTCTCGTTCTAGTTCTAGTTCTTGTCCTTGTTTTCGTATTTGACTTAGAATTTGTTTTTTTACTAGACTTTGCTTGAGCTTTAATTTTCTCCATTTTTTCATTCTTAATATCAAGATTATATTGACTCCAACCTAAAAACATTAAAGATCTTTCCCAAGAAGAGTGGTCGTTGTTTAGAGCTTGCCTGACATTCTGAGTTTTATTGTATAATCTATTTAAAGGTATGTTTGTAAAAGCCTGAGTATAGCCCGTAATAGCAGACCACTGTGGATTGTCAATGTCAAGAGTTTCCATTTCATCTATAACTTTTTTATTGTAATTAAGAGTTTTTTCAGCGTTAACAACCTGCCTGGCTTTAATACCTAAAACTGGCGATAAGTTTAAAGCTTCTACGATAACAGCACTTTCATCTGGATTATACTTAACATCTCTTTGTCTAGCAAAAGCAATTGCAACGTTTTTTAACGTGGCAACCACACCGCCAATTAAACCAGTGCCTCTTAATACAGAATCAATGCTACCGTTTATTAACCTTTCTCTTTTCTTTAAAAATAAATTATTATTATCCTCTTCGTCATCGTCAAACATCATAGCGAACAGGGCTGTTTGTAGCGTGTAGAATATCATGTTTTGAACAGCGAAGTAATACGTTATTCTAGCAGCGTTAGATATATCGCTCTGCATTTGAGTATTGTTAGGTTTTGTTATTCTTCTATTGTATATATCTTGAAAAGCTTTTTTACCTAACCTATTAAACTGAGACGTAACGTTTTGGAAGTTTAATATAACTTTACCAATAACAGATGCTTGTTGCTTAGAAACCATATCAGGCCTTGCTGACTGTTGAGTAGCTTGAGTTATATCTTGAAAATCAGTGAATGCTTTAGCTTCGGCTTCTTTTTGACTTAAGCCTTGTTTTAAATACGTGTTTATTCTATTTCTATAATAAGCAGCTCCACCAGTTGCTATTGCAATGTTATCACCAATTTGTGTAGGCAAAAATCCTAACTCCAATAGTTTAGATATTAATTTTCTAGTTATATCTTTAGAGTTGCGCAGACTAGCAGCGAGTTCAGCGCCATTGACATCGGTCTGTATACCACCCCTTCTCTGCTTTAGCATGTCAGAGTTAAATATGAATGACCAATCAGCCCAATACTGTTTTTGATTTGCAAAAGCTTTAGCCACTGCAAGTACATTGTTGTCGGCAAAGTTAATGTAGTTGACGATGGACATTTGTTGCAGTAAAGCAGATCTCATATTAAAGAACATGACCGTACCAACAGAGCCATTTAAAAAGTTCATTAGCTTATTAACCTGTCCGTTTTGTCCAGTTGGCCTATTTCTACCGGTCTGAATCCTATATAACATATCTTCTAAGGCCTCTGTAACACCCTTACCATAACCAGCTTCGATTTTATTTAGGTTTTCTTCAGAAAATATAATGCCTGCGTTTTCAATAAATTCAGCAAAAAATTGCTTTCTACCTATTCTACTTGTGGCATCATCTAGATCCATGCGTATATCACCAGAGTTCCAGCCTTCAGTTGGGCCTACATAAGTCTCTTGTTTAGATATAATGTTTACGTTTTTAGCATAAGACCTCAGGCCAGGCATTGAGTTAACGAGTTCAACTAATTTTTGTTGATCAGTTGGCGATAAGCCAGGGATTTTGTGGCCGTGCTTATCCCACAGGTACACTCTTACGGCGTCTTGGTAGGTAAAGTCACCGTCTGGCGTTTTTTTAATTAGTGCTTTTGCTGCCTTAGGAAATCTTTTTGCTAGATTTTTGTAATCATTAGCCACGCTTTGCCTAGCTGTATCATACTCTCTATTAGCTCTGTTTAAAGGTCTAACTAAGGCTTGTTCAAAAAAATCTCTATGTGCATTACCTTCTTTGCCTTTACCTAAAAAGTTGTATAATAAACCTACAAAATCCTCGTGAGACGGTGGTATAAACACTCTAAACTTACCTTTACCCTCACCACGCTTTCTACCTTTAATAGCTGAAAATCTTTTCTCAGAATTAATACCCGTTACATTTTCTAGTATATCGTTAAACCTTTCGTTCATTGACTTACTAAAATTAACTCTAGCTTGCTGAACCTTACGCTTAACATCGAATTGTTCTAATATATTGTCTACAGCTTGTACGTTCTGCAAAGCATCGTCTGCAAAGTAAAAATCATTATAACCATCGCTTACTTTTTCAACCATCCACAATGCCTTTGCTTCGGCTGTAGAGTTAGCTAAGCCAGTAATATTTTTTAGTGGTATGTTTAAGCCATTAGCTTGTAGGAAAGCAAATATAGCTGGAGCCGCGGCTGCTGGTCTAGCTGTTAATACAAACATGTTCTCAGGACCAAACTTACCTTGCAATTTCATTGCTTTGTTAAATAGTGGTGCGGTTTTACCATCTACAACTTTAGTGAACTCTGAAAAATCCCATTTATAACCTAATTCTGTTAACTCTTGATATGTACTAGCGTACTGCTCTGCGTTTAACGTGCCTTTGGTTCCGTCGGGTTTTGTAAACCTAATTAAAGATTTACTAGTAGCTAGTGTATCGTCAAAGTCTAGAACTGTAATGCCTTTTGTAGGGTTGTTAGTTGATCTAGAGAAGTTAACTGCTTTAGTTAGAGTTTTAGAATGTTGTATACCAGTTTTAATAACAGAAGAATTGCCCTCTGCATTAACGTTAAGCGCTTCGGCAAAGGTTTTGCCATCTAGTCCTTCTATTGAAGATGGGTCTATACCACCATCTTGCTCGCCTACTATGTTATTGAAGTACCTTTCCCACCAAGACCCAAACTCAGCATTCCAACCATCAGGCATGTTTGTCATTAGGCTGCGACCGCTTTTTGTCCTAGCATTTTTCAGTTTATCGTCCATAGCTTTGTCTAGAGCTATTAACTTATAATTTTCGATAATCTTACCGTAGATGTAATCAAAAGATTGATTGTGGTTTATAGCAGCATCTAACAGATATATGTAGGCTTCTGTAGCTACCATAGCGTGTTCGTATTCAACTCTGCTTTTTTGATCCTTACCTTTTTTATCTTTTTTTCTTTTTGTAATTTTTCTTGAAAAACCAGCGAATTGAGCGCCCATCTTATGCCAGTGACCCGTGTCGTTAGCTACTAAGCCTAGGTAAGTAGCAATACCGGGCGCGGACTCCCCTTTAGTATCTTTTATAGATTTATTTATTCTTTTCCAAAGTGCTTTGTGTATAAGCCCAACCTGCTCGTTGAACTTAGCGATCTCACCATTTTTAATGTTTTTTCTAGCTTTTTCTGGGGTGCTAAAGAGAGGCGTGTACTTGGTTCTTAACGACCACATGCTGTCCGCATCAACACCTTTTATATCTGGGCCGTAAACTATTGAATCATCGTTTTTTAATTTCTTGATTTCTTCTTGAAATTTAACCCACAGCGGGTCGGAAGAACTATCAACACCTATGCCCTTGCTTGAACTATCAAAAGCAGTTCCCTTTCCTGGTCCAAACCAAGCGGCTTTTGGTAGTAACGGGAATACATCCTTTTTGAGCATCTCGATGTAAGTCCCAATGTCGGCCTCCTTTTTGATCCGAAGTGTAGGTGCTAATTTATTTAATAATAGCAACTTGTCTCTAAATTTAGCGTCATCTATCCTAAGATTTTGCCGCATAAGTTTACCAGTTCTCTGTGTGCTAGTGCTAAAAGCAACTTTATTTTGAGCGGCTGTAATATCAGCTGTTTGTTGTTTTATGGCTTTTTGCTCTGTCACGGGCGTTGCCTTAAGTTTAGCTTCTTGAAATCTTTGCGCTCCAGATATAGCCGCGTTTATAGAGTGAACCTTAGCAACACCTTTTAGTAGCTGTCCGATGTCCCTGCTATACACATTTGCTTCATTCTTTGGCGTAATACCTAAGTCTTTCTTAAACTGCTCAACGGTTTCTGGTGTAGGCTTTCTGAACTGTGGTTTTAGCCTTTTCATTGGCGTCTGACTTGTTAGACCCATACTTCTCCCAGCTTTAGAGGTGACTCTTTGCTCATAAACTTTGGGATCTTTACTAAGAGCCTTGGGATCAGTGTATTTTTCGTAAAAATAATCTAGTGGCAAGCCTTTTAAACCAATAGCATAGCCATAAGTGTCTCTTGATACTTCTATGTTTTCACCTATTTTGTTTATATCAGCGGTTTTATCGGTTACATTATACAGTGGTAACGTTTTGATAAACTTATCCGCGTTGTTTGGTGCATTAAAAAATCTTTGTATATTCTGAGCTTCAGCTGGAGCCGGCATGCCTTCGGTGTACTTTGTGACAGCCGCTAGATTAGCGCCTCCTTCCATAATTTTATTAGCAGGCACTTCAAATATAAGCTCACCAACTTTACCAGCATACTTAGATATTATACTTTTAAAGTTATCACCTTTAGTGACTTTGACTAAAGCTTTTATTTTATCAGCAACTCTATTTGCTATAGCGAAATCCTGTAGTATATTTATTTTTTGTACAAAAGTTTTCTCAGTGTTTGTTGTCTTGCCAGCATCACCCTCTACCTGCATAGCCTCTGGAGCGTTTAAACTAACACTTTCATCACGCTTTTCTAATGTTTTAGCTTTTTCAAATATAGTGTCATTTTTCGGCGCTATATTACCATAAACATGTGTTGAGAACTTTCCTTTTTTAGGATCATAGTTTTTTACTATAGCCTTGTAATACTCTCTAGCAGCAGACACAACGTTTTCTCTCCTTATATCACCTTTTGCTTCGTTGTATTTCAAAGCCTCCACGACCATAGCCTCATATTGAGGTACTAAAGCATCTTCAGCATTCTTAACTTGCCTTGGGTTTCCACCTCTTTGTATTATTTTAATTAAATCTTCTGGACTTCTCTTGTCTAAAGTTTTGGATGCTTTTGTATCCGTAGCTGTAGTTCCACCACCCGCCAACTTTTGAGCTCTAGTACTTATTTCACCGCCTGCAGCGACACTTTTTTGATAATCTTTTAAAAAGTCATAAACTGCTTTTCCATTTTCAAACTCTTTATTGTAACCTTTTCCTTTAAATATTCTTTCTATAACTTCTTTCAGTTTACCAAAAACTCCTTTGTCGAAAGTTATTTCGCCTTTTGTAATGGCATCTGAAAAAGCAGTAAATATTTCTTCTGAAGCAAAAACGTTGTCTCCTTCAAGATTGTAGTTTTCTTTCAATCTTTTTCTTACAGCAGCATCTTGATCTTTTGTTAAAACATCCATAAAGCTTTTTCCTAACTCCACTTTGCCCGCGTCATCCAATGTTTTCATATGCTTACCCATGATACCATGTAGTAGCTCATGTGCTCCGACGTTTATGGCGCCCGTCTGACCGGCTATATCTTTGTTGATTACAATTACATCACCCACTATAAATCCATCAGAACCCGATACATCTTCCGCTTTAATTTTGTTGTTTGGGTTTTTAGCGTTATACTCCTTAATAGCTTTGTCGTGAGCCAATTGAGCAGCCGCATCGTCATCGGCTATCACAACATCCTTACCAGCATACTTTTTATTTTTCTGCAAAAAAGCAATAGTGTCAATAAGGTTGTTTTCTCGTTGAGCTTTGCGAACCTCAGCGGCTCCTTCGGTTAGAGACTTGTCTATAGCTCCATCATACTTACCTATAATACCATCAATCTCAGCTTGCACCTTGGTAAGTTTCTCCTCAGCGCCAGGTACTTGGTCGATTCCTTTTTTCTTGGCATTAAACTCTGCTTTTCTTCTTTCGTACTCTAGCTGCACTAACTTAGCTCTATCTTTTTTGTCTGTAACCAATTTATCGACTTGAGAGTCTGTTATAGCATCAGTTTGTTTTTTGTTGGCCAAAGCATCTAAACCGCTTAAATCGTTTTCCATCACGATGTTTGCTTTCGCAACATCAATATCGTCAGCTGTTTCCACAAAGTCTTTCATATCCTTGTATTCAACAACTTTCCCGTTTAACTTGTAAACAGGTTTTTTGTAACGCAATAAAGCCCCACCAACATTAAGCGGCGCTGTAGTTGTACCTGTAATAGCTTCAAAACCAATTTCTGCAGCATCCATCTCTTGGCCAGCAGCTAATCTACCACCAACCTCACCGGCACCACCACCAACACCTTCAACTACTATACCTGCTCCCGCCGCTGCCACCTTCCTTGTTTTAGTGACGGCTTTTCCAGCTGTTTTAGCAGTCTTTAAAACACCCGTAGTCACCCTGCCAGCAACGCCACCAGTAAGAGCCTCTACGGCTCCAATAGTTAAACCCCTTCCTATGGCCTTGTTTCTTATTTCTTTACCCTTAGAACTCTCTAAAAGTGCTTTTATATTCTTATCAGTAAACTCTAGCTTGTCTTTGGCTAACTCAGTTTCTATTAACTCGCCAAACGTCAAAGCTGTCTCCATTGAAGTGGCTAAACCACCCATAGCTCCAGCAGCACCACCAGCTATAGCGCCATAACCTAAGTATGCTGTCGCTCCAGCCCCAGCGGCACCACCAGCCGCGGTAGCCATTCTAGCTTTGTCTGAATCAAAAAAAGTTCCTACCTGAGTACCCAAGGACTGTACAAACAATTCACTTAATAAACTCGGCTCATCCCTTACTCCTCTAAAAAAAGCAGTCCAAGAAGAGCCCTCTTCTTTGTATTTTTTTTGAAACCTATTCATACGTTCAGATGGAACGTGAGCTTTAGCTTCACCTTCTTTAGCTTTTATAAACTCTTGTATGGTTTCCATGCTTACGTCAGAACCCTCCATAAACAAGTCTGTAGCCTCGCCGGTTGTACTGGCCGCGGCGTAACCTCTACCAAACCAAGTTTGATCAAACCAATTTACATTATCGTCTTGTGATTCCGATAAACCATCCGCCGATTGTGACCCCGTATCGCTCTGACTCATCGTCGGATCTACCGTCAAGTCTTGTGCTTTTCCCAGCCTACTCTCATATTCCTCGTAACCACCAAGATCAACATTGCGAGAAGCCATAGTGTCAAAAAATCTTTTTCTCTCTTCTGGAGTTTGCATCTTACTGCTAAACTGTTCGAAGCCACCGATGTCAAACTTACTAGATAGCGATGTCCATAATGAATTTAGTTCTTCGTTCATATTACCAATCTATTTTTTCTTGATTATTATTTCCAGACCAATTAGTGTGTAGCCATTTCCAGATTTCAGCAGCCCTATCCTCATCGTCTGTGAAGTTAGTATCAACTATAAACGTCTTAGACTTACCACCAAGCTTAAGTGTGATAGAGTCAGATCCAAAGCCTGATGCCCTCACCTCTAAACCTTTTATTTTCATACCGTCTAAGTACTCTTTAGCTTTTAAATCATCTTTACCCACCGCTCTTGTAAAGTCACTAGGTAATGCGGCTATTTCACCAGCTCCATTTCCAAACGGATTTTGACTAGGTTTTAAACCTGTAGTGTGATCAATCTTTTCGGTCTCTGCTTTTGTTGTTATGTCGTTGAAACCAGGATGATCGGTTGAAAATACAATATCCCTCATGTCGTTAGCACTACCTATTATTTTAGTTAAATCTTCATCACCTTCTTTTATACCATAGTTTTCTACCCAATTATTATCTCTAAAAGTGTACTCATTACCCTGGTATTGGATTTTCGTGCCATTATGTAAACTATCAATCCATCTTGTTACTTGAGCCCTAGTTTCCTCTTGTGCATATCCACCTGGGTACGGTATAGGACCTAACCTTATTTTATCAGGCAAGCCGTAGGGATTAGATTCTTTATCACTCTCCTTACCACCGGTTTTAATTACTTTTCTTTCTTTAACACCTCTATCATAAGCATCTTGAAACAAGTTGTCTGTTAAAAAGCCAGCGATTATATCACCGCTATTGTCATTGTTAAGTATTTCCCGCTGTAATGCAACAGCATTCTCGGTGTTAAGGTAAGTATCTTTAGTGTCGGCAACACCATCCTTGTCGATGTCAGTTCCTATTGCCATTAGCGTGTCAAATATTTGATCTTGCAAACCCTGGTCTTTACCTGTTAGAGCTTCGTAAAAAGTATATTGTAAGCCCTCAAAGTGAGAGTGCATTATGTTAGTCTTGTCAGACTTGCTTGTCATATTACTTTTTATTCTATTCTTAATGTCGTTTTTATAAACATCACTTGACTCCCTTTTTTCACTACCGGCTTTCGTTACAACTTCGTTAAAAATCTTTTGAACAGCACTAGGTTTAGCGTTGTCCTTTTTTATCATCGCCTTCTTTATATCACCCATTGTCATAGACACGCCATCAAGAGTATACGTGAAGTTACCGTCTTTATAAGTAACTTGAGTGTTGTTTGTGTTGTTATTAAAATCATCAAATATAGCTTCTAAAAGCTTCGCTTCACTGCCACTACCTTTGATTATCAGTTCATTGTTTTTGCTTAGATCGGCTAGCTCCTCAAAGTCCAAGGCATTTTGCTGGGTGTTCTTTGCAAAACTATTCATTTCAGCTTCTATTTTCCTAGCACCTAAGCCTTTTTTGTCTGCTTTTTGACCTTTCAACCTACTCTTTATGTCGAGCACAGCTGCGTCTGTAGCTTCAACCATTTGATCATTATACTTACCGGTCAGTACGTTCTCGTATACCGCGTCGCCTTTGGTGGATAGAGCATTTTGCCTATCGTTCCATTCGCTGTTTAGTTCTTCCCACACGGTGCTTATTCCAGCCATCAAGCCCTCCATGTTTTTTGCCCTCTGATCGTATACTCCAGACATGTCGCCGGGTAAATTTGCTTTAGCAACGGAGTAAGCTCCCTTGACAAGTGTTTGATCTGCTTTTCCTAGTAAATTTGCCATTTTATGATTATTATGTTAAACTACTCCAATCTTGGTCGACAGCAGCTTTTGTTAAGCCAGTTATAGCGTCTATGTTCATTTTGTCAGAAGAAGCATTAGCTGCTTGTTGGTTTAGCATTTGCTGCTGGTAAGCCGTACCCGCTCCAGCTGCTTGCCCTTGTGCCATACCCAACAAAGTTGCTTGCCTTCCAGATTCGGCCTCTTGCACCATTGATGCTCCAAGTCTCTCTGAACTCTGTATGTTGCCAGCCATGCTAGCTTTCATTCTTTGATTTTGACTTTCTTGTGCTCCTATAGAAGCTGATATTTGTTGTGTTTGAAACTGACCCTGATTAGCCATCGCCTGTGCTAGTCCAGCTATACCACTTGAGCCAGCCGCTCCCTTGAGGCCCTGCATTATATTAGCTCTTTGCTGGTTACCTTGTTGCATTTGAAAGTCAGCTTGCTGAGTATTAACCTGTAAGTCTTCCATTGTGTTTTCCATATTTTCGTACGGATTTGTAAACTTAATATCTCTGTATTCTTTTTTTTGTTTTTCTAAAACTGCATTTTGTTTATCCCTCTCTGCTTTTGCCTGTCTAGATTGATCGGCTGCCGCTTTTCTTTGCTTGCCTGCCGTGACCATAGAAGAAGCCGCTCCAACCCCCGCCGCTATTAAAGGTACAAATGGTATTACTGGCATAATGTTATTTTTTTCATGTTAATATTTTAAAATATTGTGTCATATTCTTAGTTATTACATCTCCTAAGTTTTTTACCTTCCACTCTGTTAGAGCTTTGGAATACTTATCTTGTTCTTCTGTGGCTAGAGTAAAAGCTAGTTTAAAACCCATTTCTTTTGCTTTATCAAAAATAGCATCTCCTAACTTATTTAATATATCTAACTTTTCTTCTTGTGATAAAAGTAACCACTCTTTTTTATTTGATGTTAAGTGTTCTAACCAACAAATATAACTATCTGTACTATATATAAAAGCACTAGCTATATTAACACCGTCTATACTTATAATAAGTCCGTTTTCTGAAAGTACGTTTTGGTGGTGTTGTGGTAACCCCCAGCTCTCCCACCAACTACGTAATTCTTCGTAATCAGTTTCTTTGTTAAACTCTTTGATATCCATTATATTTAATTTAATTTATACTATAATAGTCACACTTTTAACCACTAATTTACTCTAATGCATCGTTAGGAACTTCTCTAAATCAAACCTTAGTGTCACATCTTTGTCGCTAGTGTCACTTATTTTAACATAACCAGTTATAGTAGCCACTCTACTAGCGCCTGTAAACGTAAGTGAAGCATTGTCTTCTAGCTCTTGAGCGGCACTTAAAACTATGTTACCACTAGAGCTTTGGCCAGTGGCGCCACTAGAGACGGTCGGATTTACCGCCCCAGGATCAATACCTATACCACTAACAGTGCTGATATTGTCTATTATACCTTCTCTACTGTCAACGCCCACTGTAGTGCTAGACGAACCAATAGTACTACTAGATGTTGTTGTTTTTACTGATGACAAGACAACGGCTAAATTACTAAACTCAACGTCATACCCAGTTAAACGCTCTACTTCTTTAGCACCGTAGGCAAATATCCTAGCATTTGCGCCACCGCCAAAAGTTGCTAAAGCTTGGTTGTTAAATATCACATTAATAGGATTACTAGACGAACCATAAGTTGTTGTAACAACCTTAGTGTCAGCGTGCCTTGATATTACTGGTTTTATACCTAAAAGATCTACGGCTGGCAACTTAAGTTTATCAACTTTATATTCTCCTATTTCATTTTCAAATATTGTTATTTGATCTAGATATCCACTAACAAGAGGCTGCGTGCTAAAGAAAGTTCCTTTAAGCTGTGCCATTCCAGGTATTATTCTACTAAGGTCTTCTGTTGTTGAAGACATTGGCCACCTGTAATTTCTTCTGTTGCTAAAGCTTAAGGGCGTATTGTCAGCTATATCTACGTGCTCAGATATAGTAAATGTTTTACCAGTACCGCTACTAACAGCCGTAACTGTCACAGTGGTAGCTGCTAACGCCGCATTGCCCAGCACTCTATCGCCAACAGTGGCTATAGTACTAGACACAACGTACGTAGTGACCGTGGTGCTATCGTCCGCTACCTCACCATTAATCCTAGTACCTCCACCTTCTACATCCGCTACCGGTGTTGATATCACTGGGTATTGGTCTTCGCCAGGTATTGGTATTGGGTTAGCACCAACCGTAGCTGTTATAAAAGCCATTATATCTTCAGCTCGTGGTTGTCTGTTGATGGAAAAAGCATTAGTAGCGTTTGTTGTTGTAACTACTAGTGTGAAAGGTATTTTATTGCTTGTATTTCCTACCGAAGTGCTTATAGCTGGTTGAGTGGTGTTTGCGTGTATTACTAAACCGTTCGGAGAGTAACCACCTATTGTTGTTGTAACGTTTAGTGTTTGGTATATTACTTTTTGCACTAATTTAGAGTTAGAGCCTGTAGTGGAATTTATATCTAAACTACCATCTAAAAATCTAACCTCGTTGTAGCTAGCATGCTCAGTATCTTCTCCTGCCGTTAAGTATATATCATACTTAGTTCCAGCGGCTACACTTGGAAACCTTATGTTAGCGCGATAACCATTTGAAGCTAAGCTAATATTAGTTAGCATGGTTTTAGTGGCTTGAAATAAGTTTGTTTGAAAATTATAATAGTTAGAACCACTTTTAATCTCTAGAGAAAAAATAGCACCATTAGTTCCAGAAATGTTTATCACCCTAGTCTCTCCAGCTGCAGCTGCGTTTTTTGTGTTTAGTGTAAAGCTATTTATTACTTTCATCTATATAATTTATTTATTTACTACTTTCCGTTACTTCAGAGCCAATTGAAAAAATTTCAGCCTTAACCTTGGAATTGTTTTCAAGCTTAACATCCGCATAGTAACCCAAAAGACTAGACGTATTAACCGTGCTGTTTTTTGCGAATAGAATAAAATCGCCAGCCATAGGTGCAGTGCCGTCAAGTGTGACTGTTACAGTGCTAGCAGCTATGCTTTCGACTACACCGCACCTTGTAATACCGCTAGAATCTATAACTGAAAAACCACTAACATCGCTAGGTGTCTTGTGATATATAACATCACCGACTTGTAAAGAAGCATTGACAGGGTAACCAAAAGCCAAGACGCTTGAGCTTATGCTAGACAGTATTCCTATACCTTGAATGTTAAAAGCTCCAAAATCGGTGTTTACCGATATATCAGAATCTACGCCTTTGATGTAGTTAAACCACTTTCCTTCTTTTTCTATAAATTCATTTAAACTACCTTCCTGTTTATCCGTTTCTATGTGACTAGCATACCAACCATCTTTAGCTACTAAGTTGTAGTGCTCGGTGTCCTGTAGGTTTGTATCAACTTTTGATTGACTTCCTTCATAAGCTAAAGTGTGGAAAGATTTAACGCTCCCAGGTTGATCGTTCAATAATACATTTATACTTGATTGAGTAAAACCATCACTAGTATCGTTTTTATAAAAAGTGTTTCTATCTTCACTTTCGTTGTGATGTCGCCAAAGCTTACCGTTTAACATCGTGTAGTAATAGTTAGCACAACTGATGCCATTTTCTGGAACAAACGATTTAAAACTGACCCAACCTCTAACATCTTCTTTGAACGAAACTGTTTGGCCTAAAACTGGCTCATCAACCGTTACGTCAAGAGTTATGTTGTACTCATTTTTTTGATCGTCATGACTACCAATTAACCTGCTTGACGGCCTTAAATTATCTTTAAACCAATCTTTCATTCCATGATCAGATATCGGGGTTAACCCATCTTTGGACAACCTCATTATTGCGCCTCTAACTTTATCTGCAAAATAAACTCTATATGATTCCGATGCAAATGATTCTGGATTTGTAGATATGCCAAACTCCCCACTAAAAGGAATCGTTTGACCCAACACATTTTGATTCGCTGTTAACTGGGGATTTCCGTCAGCATTATAAATAGCATCTTTATTAGCTAGTATTCTAAGGCACTTGTCTTCACACAAGGCTATTAAATCAGAGTCTCTTGAGTGTAGTTTTTGAATACTACCATAAATAGGATTAATATCCTTAGTTATTTTTTCTGCAGCTATAAATTGATTTAAGTTGTTTATACCCGATATCGAGTTGTAAATACCAGAGAAGATTAACCCGTATTTACGATGCTCTTCTTTGTACTCCCCGTCAAGCGTTGTTGATGCCTTAACACCATTAGACATGTATGGTAGATTAAAGTTGTCTCTAATTCTATTAGACTCGACGCCATTACCAAAAGAAAAGCAATTGTGCCAAGTTAACTGAATATCAGAGTTGTACAGAAACTTGCTAATCTTAAACGTTCTAGATTTTTGATTGTAAACAGTGTGGTTTATAACAGCTACCACGCTGATCACTAGTGAAACCCCATCCGCTCTAGTTACTTTAAACATATCATTTGCCCCTATCCTATTTTCACCTGTTAAATCCAAATCTTCAGATACAACTATGGTGTCACCATTGACGCTGCTGTTGTACTCAATGTACATGTCAGGAGTTCCGCCGCCTGCTCCACCTAGCCCCTCTATTTTAGAACCAATTGGCAACGCTGTTTTTATAGTGTGTCTATCTAGTTTTATAGGATTGTTACCACTCATCTCGTAGTATATGTCTAGGTCTGTAGATTCTTTTGGCTCAGTCTCCCACACCGCTGGGTTTTCTGGTAATAGAACCTCCTCCACTATAGGCTCTATAAACTCTAAAGTGTATCCAACAGCTCCAATTGATCCAATAGCAGCATACTGACTTATGTTGCGGGCCGAGGCTATACTTAGCCCGTTCATAGTAGGTTGCTCGAAATTCAAGCTTTTACTAGCTGCGATTGTAACTTCGTCGTTAATGTCTTGATAACCAGTAAAAACTATCTCATAACCACTAGCACCACCGGCTATTGGGTTTATCTCTTTAACAAGAAGTGGATATGGTAAGCTACCACCTTCAACATAAGTAAGTATCATACCCACTTCAATTCTCTGTGGGGAAACAGGGTTACCGGCGCTATCCAACTCATTGCCGTTTAATGATTCTTCAAAATGCATCTTGCTAATTAAAACTGTATTTGATAAACCACCCGGGTGCGAGCTGCTTGCTTTCAAACTCTGAACCGTAGATGTAGATGTATTATAGAAGTAGTTAACTTTCTTCCCACCTGTTATAGCCCCGAGCTGACCAGTTGGATTCCATCCATCCTTCATTGACGGTGTGAAGTGAAATCTTTTGTTTAACTTGTAATTGTATGGTCTGTTGTAAGCTCTACCCCTATCAGCGTAACTTGGAATATTGTCGTCACCCCAATCTTCGGTATAGGAGTCGTTGTTGTGTTTATTGGTGAAGTTTAGTCTATTGTATGATTCAACCTGCCTCACTACCGTGTATATAGTGCCGGAAGGATCTTCTTTCCACCTAAATTGCTTGCCAGCATTTATTTCTTTTAGAAGCGGTTTTATAAAGTTATATTTATCATCTGTTCTGTTTTCTAGATCCCAAAACGCCATAGATTTTTTCCACGTGCGAAAGAAAGGCGGTTGAATACTACCAAAGCTTAGCTCCATAGAACCCTCTTCGGTGCCACCAAAATCCCTGATGCCAAGGCTTTTACCAGACACGTTGTTCCCCTTGAATTTCCATTTAGGAAAGTGTGAACCTATATGGTAGCTATTATCAATTGCAACAACAAAATCTCTTTCTATAGAGCGCAAGTCAGCCGCGCTAGAGGCGGGAGTGGCTTGTTCTAGCCTTAGTGGCATGTAGTTATTATCGGATGATACATTTGCGCTTTCTAACTCAAAGATGGAGCTACGCTCAAAACCTTTGGTGTCTATAATCCAGTTCCCATAATAAGCTTTAAAACTAGCGTATATACCTGAGCTGTCAGCATCAATAAAACGATCAGAATCAACCTGGCTATCCATAGGCCCTTCACCAAGCATACCATTACCATGTATGGCGAAGTTGAACCGCTCATCCTTGTCGTCATAAACGTTTGAGCCATAATCCCCAGTATGTATCGTGACGTGATTATCCTTCAAGGCAAATATCCTTTTACTAGCGTTTACCCTGTATTCCGGTGTATCCGCTTCAGCCTTCACCTTCACCTGGCTGTTGAACGTGTCGTCAGCATATATCTTTACAAAAAATCTTCCATCAAAATTTGGCTTGTTTTCCACTACGTGCTTATAGATCCTCACTTGCGTTAGATCTAATATCTTTTGCCCGTTACCACTTTGCGAGGATATAAAATCAACATCTTCGCCAAGTACTCTATCAAGCTGAAAGTGAAAATCAGTGGTGCCTTCTTTTGACACGTTAGTTATCTTATACATATCACTAGTTCTACCGCTGCCGGATAGTCCAAACTCAACATATAAGTCGTCTTTTATTTCGTGAAGGTTTGATGCGGAACTACTTTCTAGTGGCCCAGCGCTCATACTAAAAGAATCTCTACCTTTAAGAGGAGCTGTCTCTCCGGTATTGCCGAATAAATCAGATATCGCCAAGGAATTAGCGCCAAGCAACATGTTGTGGCTAACTTGTGCTATGTTGTATTTCGATGTCTTGATAAAATCTGGGGCTTCGTTTTCAATAGCTAGAATCTTGTATCTAGCGGGCACTTGAATTAATTCGTCAGAATCAGGACCTTTCTTTAGTATTAAAACAGTATCAATATCAACTTTGTTTCTATCGGACGAAGGGAATGCCAACCAATAGTTATCATCCTCAGCATCGTAAAAACGATCCATAGCCATGTTGTAGTACTCTCCTGAAGTTTCTTTTACAAAAAACTTGTAGTACTTAAAGTCGTTGGGTATACTCGCATTAGCCTCGGTTCCTCTAAATCCAACTACTAGCCTATTTTCCAAGTTAGCTTTACTTTTTTCCACCTTAAACGCCCCGCTTGGGTTTGATATAACGGGTGTCTCTCTACCATATTTATCTACAAAAACCACGCCCAACTGATAGTCTCGAAGAGACTTTATAGATTTTATAGATAAGTTTGTTGGTGCAATTGAAGCTAAACTGTGCGTGAACTCTGGTACAAATTGATTACCATTTGGGCCTAGAAGATTGTAGTTTTGTAAGTAGTTACCATAAACAATTCTGTTACCAGTAACCTCTTGCGCTAAGGCAGTTTTAGGTACGTTGTCCCAAGGCCTAAGCAATTGATTGCTTGGTAACACAGAGTGTATTACGTCTGAATTTAATTCATAGGCGTTTTTGTTCCAATGGTTAAATGCTTCACCAATCTGTGGTGGTGAACCTGGTTTTATCGTGTCAACCACATACACGTTGGGACTAGCATCTTCCTTGTATAACAGATCTATCTCTATAACGTCGCCCGGAATATCTTGTGTGATAAAGTTTTTAAGTAAAACAGATTTTATCCTATTTGTCATGCCTAGATTATAACCTTTTTTTGGGTGGTAATCAAAAGTGCCTGGAGAAAAAGCTACCTCACTAAACGGAGCATATGCAGAGTATTCGCCATCTTGATACTTATATCTATAGGAAAATCTAGGGAATTTAAACTCAAACAATTTTTCTTCCTCCTCAAAAACATCTATAGCATAATCTAATGTAGTGCCAGCAGCGGCTTGTGGTGGAAAACCATCTATAGATGTTATTTTTATAGATACCTTTACGTCTCCATTATCACTATTAAAATTATTACCAGCCCAAGCTTCCACAACACCTTTGATAGTATATTCGCTAATGGGTACAATTGGAGGCTCTTCATCATCATACTCTCTTAACAACACCTTAGTGCCTTCCTTCCATAGTTTACCAGGTTCTCCCGCTGTCTCAAATAGTTTAAAGTCACTATTGTTTGCTAAATCTTCGGATACTATAACTCTAAATGTATCGCCAACAACAAGCGTGTTAAAGTCAGTTATTGCAGATGAGGTACTAGTAAACGAAGAAGTAGCAACGTCGTCTGATACCGTTATTTTACCAGAGTAATTAACATCCTCTTCTCTGCTTGTTTTTAAGTCTAACGATAGTGGTGTTGTAGGCGCTTTTTTAATAACCGTTATGTGTTCTTCTGTCAAGAACACTTCACCACTAACTTCATTGTTAATAAGTTTAGTATGCTTGTTTCCAAGAATATCAGTTCCCTCAATGCACTTGGATATGTTTATTTTCTTTGGCTCAGTGTGGTTGTCGGTCCAAAACAGCATGTCATCAATAATGTTCACGCCTGTTATGAGATTTTCTTTATTAAAGTTTAGTGTTCTATCGCCTTTAAAGTAAAGATAGTCATAAGCCTCAGTTAAATCTAAATTTCCTGATAACTGCACTAAAGATTCTCCTAATGCCAGAGATATTGTAGCTGGTAGAGAGAATGATAAGTAATCTGAGTACGGAGCAGCCGTGGCACTCGGAATAATCAGTGTATCGGTTAATGCGTCAAATATCTCTATTTGATACCCACCGCCTACCGGTGTTATTGTTTCCAAAAGCCCACCAGAGGGATACTGTATAGACGCATTAACTAGCATGCCTTCCTCGATGTTGTCTGACCAAGGGTTGGTTGACGGTATTAACACTTGGCCACTAAATTGACTTACGTTAATGTCAGATGTTATAGTTGCACTCCCCGTGCCACCTGTATCTAAAAAACCAATAGAATGGGCAGTTGAAAAACCGCCAGCTATAATGTTATAAGTAACAACCGTAGTTGTGCTGTAATTCATTATTGTGTTAGAAACCTCTATTCTAGTATAGTCGGCGTATGTTCCATCGCTAAAACTAAACTGGTAGTTAGGTGTTATTCCAACTACCGTGGTTCCAGGGGGAACACCCAAGTCACTAGTGCCCGGTAAGTTGAAGGATATTGGATCGCCAGCTACCATGCCCCACGTGCTTGCTAGCCTCCAGTCATCTTTTGTTATAAATATGTATGGCGCTGGTGCCGAGGTTGTTGCGGTTGACCCAGCTAATAAAGGCAGGTGTCCTAAAGAAAAATCAAATATCAAGTCGGTTGGCGTTACTACCACTTCTTTTAACAGCTCTACTGGTATAACTAGGCTGGTTACTTCGTCGACACTTTCAACCTTAACGTCCTCACTGGTAGTAGTACCGTCGCTCTTAATACCCATAACAGACATTCCAACTGTAATATCAAATAAATTAGCTGTTGGCAGTACTATAAAGTTATCGTTTAGAGTATTAGAAGCGTAGTTGTCAATCAAGGCAGCGTGCTTGTCAACGACAATGGGTCTGGTTTCACCACCTTTGCTACGAATAATTAAATCCTTGTTATAAGATGGTATTGTAATAGTATTGCTTACAATTCCGTTTATAAAGTCATCTTTAGAGTGGTTTTGGCCAGATACCAACCAATACAAAGCATCGTTACTTTCGTCCGCTATAGATCCGACACAAAAACTTTCGCTATCAATAAACCCTTGGTTAGGTATTAAAGAGTTTCCTAATATATTTTGAACAGTACCAACGTCAGATCCCTCTGAAGTCGATACTTGTATGTTCATCGCATCTCTATATTCTCCATTTGGAACAAGTCTCTCGTCGAGATCCTTATTCATCTTACCACCGGTAAACTGATGTTTAATTTCTGGCATGTACTAGTGTTTTATTTGTTTCGATTTACCTCTTAAAATTTGAGTAAGCTCTTCTAATTTAATGTTTGATAATCTTAATTTTGCGGTTCTAATAGCTGCAAACCTTTCTTTTTTAAACCTCTGCACTATGTATTCTTGTGTGTTGGCTCTAGTAGATAATATAGCGTGAGCTATCCATTTGTATATAGCTTCTTCGGCAAATTTGTGAACAAGCATTTCCTCGTCGGTGCCAAGGCTATCGCTTATGTAGTCTAAGATCACAGTTTTTCCAGAAATATTAGAGCTAAAGTTAACTTTACCTAACCTATTATCGATGTAGTAAGATCCGTTGACTTGGGCTTGTTGCGCGTCTAGTCCGTATCTAGATCCATCTACCGGCCAATAGTTATCGTCAATATAATCATCCTGAACACTAGAAGATGTGCTAGAACTAAAGTTTTTTTGAGTTGTAGATTTTCTATCAGCAGTTCCTCTCAGCGTGTTTGGCTCTGTGCTGGACGTTAGCGTGATACTATCTATAGTATTAACACTTGGATCTATAAACGTTGAAGAATTAGGTGATACTGGTGATGAGTAACCGGGACCGGCGTTGAATCCTTGTCCAGCTTTAAAGTTACTATATGGAGTGTTGTTCGGCATGAGAGGTGGTAGCTGGCTGGCGTTGTATTCTGGATTGGCCAAGCTTGTAAAAGAGTTGATACTATAACTTGTCCAAGGCGACTTACTTTGAATCCAAACATAGATAACGTCGTAACTACTAACGTTCACCTCTTGCAAGCCCTTCTCGCTGCTTGTCCCATCAATCCACTCGACATACCCTAGGTCTAAGTGGTCAGTGTTGTCGTGAATACTATATTTACCATTAGTGACTGAATCAGGGGTACTGCTACCCGCATCTGATAGTCCTAGCTCTTCTGCTCGAGCCTGTGGAGATACAGATGATATACCGATTCTTAAAACACCTGGTAAACACGCTACATCAACGTTGTCTTGAATTTGCGGCGCCGATGATCCAAAGGCAGCTAAATCTACAAAATCAAGACCTTTAACGTCTACTTCTTGCCAAGCTCCATAGTGTCTACCCCATCCAAGCACGCCAAAATCAGCATTCCAATGACTAGAGAATTCTAGTTGATTGTTGTTAATTCTAACTTTATCTTCTTTGTAATTTACATTATACAAGTCCGTTACAACCCCACTGATGGTTTTTTGATAAATATATTGTCCTTGCCAAGGCCCTAATATTTTGCCGGCATTAGTAAACTCCCAAGTCTCGTTTAAAGCCAAATCGAAGTTTGGGTTTTCCACAAGTTCTTCAAGCGCTAAAAAACTGTAAGAACCATCTTCTTCTTGTTTAATGTTAAAAGGATTTGATGTTGCGCTAGTCGGGTACAGCGGGTGTTTTATACCAGAATTATCACTCCAGCTTATCTTTGTGTAGTTGACATAGTCACGCGGCAGGGTCATTGTTAGAGATGGAGGTAGTATTATCTCATGTGCTTTTGTAGATTTCAACGTGTCAAACGACAACTCAGCCAAAGCTCTTTGAGCATGAAAAGCTATATCAGCTCTTCTAACTTTAGATATTATTTTATCTTCACCTACATAAGCAATTTCAAACTGCGTGATAATATCCTCTAAGCTTGTAAATTGATAATTACCATGGTCGTTACCTTTGTAATATTCCCTATCATTACCTTCTAATAATCCCATTTATTTATTGTTTTTCTTGTTGCACTTTGGCCTGCTCTAAACCAGCGGCTACTTGTGTTAATCTTGGTTTTTCCATTGCGATACCAGCGTAAGCTAATATCCTGTACACTAACTCAGATTCTTCTGATCCGTGCAATTCAAAATCCGTTGAGGTGGTTGAATTGTAAAGTGCCTTGTCATTTACAACTATATAGTTCCAATTTGGAGAGTCTGGCTTTCTAATATAATCAACTCGAACGTTTCTTTTATCACCAAGATATATGTTAGTTGTAACAAAAACTTTGTCTCCAACCTCCCAATCACCTTCTTTTGCGTTTAAGTTACCAGGTTCGTATGCTGAAATAGTGTCGTCAAAAAGATGTGGCCACTTTCTAGCAGATGAAACATTAGAATTTGCGCCCCATTGTTGTGTTATTGAAGGTGATGAAGAATGAAAAAACTCCATTTTATCGTTATATATAATAACATCTTGTCCATTTACATTACGAACAACTTTAACATCAAAAATATCATTATTAATGTAGTCTACACCTACTAAGCCCACCATTTCAGACTCGCTAAAATACATGTACTTACCAACACCCCATGATTGCGCGCCTGTAAACGTAACTGAGCTCACGGTTACGTTATTTACATTTGGATTAAGTTCGTTTGTGTTTAAATCGATGCTACTTCCATCGTCTTCTACTGGGTATGGGTATATTTTTATTCTATCGTATTTATTGTAGTATCTAAGGTAATGAGGCCTTTTATTGCTACGACGGGTAAGCTTACTGTCATTAAGCAGCCTGTACTCTTTCATGTTGTTGACAACCTCGGCTTCATTGTAGTTTTTTTGATCGGGGTATTTTACGCGAACGGCGCCTAGTCTATATAAGTTTGGTATATCAGCTGATAAATTAACGTCGCCCCATCTATTTAGCACCTTTATATTATCACTCACAGCCGTGAATTCAAACAAGCTTATTTTTTCCTGTAAGTTCTCTAGCATATCAGAATAGCCCAAGTCATTACCGTGCTGCCTTGACCATTGGTTTACATCATAAAAATATTGCTCAAATATTTCCATTTGTGCTTGATGGGCAAATAAGTTGAACTCCTGAGGCGTTATATAACCCCTTTGTTCTTTATTAGCAAATGCTAAAACTTTTTGATATACTCTATCTATACTTATTGCCATAATTTCTTTTTAGTTGTAGTTTACGATCGCTCCGTAGAGCGACCGCATCTACAGTTAGATTAATTTAATCTTTTTTCAATATTGGAGTAAATCTCCATTCCTTCGTCTGTTTTAAACCAGTGTGCCAAAGCAGTGTAAGGATGCTCGTCAAACGGTATAACCATTAGCTTTCTTCCGTTACTACCCCACATAAAGTTTCTTTGATCAGAAGACAATCTTAGTACTCCAGCTTCAACAGCTTTAATACCAAAGTTTCTTAGGATTACATTCTCATCATCGACTAATTCTAAGAAGAGTTTTGGGTTTTCTCTAGCAAATAATAGTAAGTCTCTTCTAAGTTCCTTAGAACTCAACTTAGATACCTCAGAGCCTCTCTCCACTCTCATTACAGCTTCTGCTAAATCAATATCAATGTTTCTTGCTGCTGTTAAAGCGTCAACTTGTAATTCTAAGACTTCTATCTCTTCTTTAGCTATTGCAGCTGGTTTGTACTCGTAGAACAGTTTATCTTTTAAAGGGTGATACAAAGATAATAGTTTTTGTAAAACTGTTTTTTCTTTTGGAACAAACAACGATCCAGCTCTAAACACAATATGCTCCAGCCTTTGGTCGCCTTTCATTTCATCAACAAAAGTTGTTTTTTGGTTTGAACAATATTTTAACTCACGTTCATAGCCTTTTTCTTTATCAAAATGGTATATGTTACTGCCTTTTATCAGGTAAGATAAAGGTTTTTCATTTCCTTTGAGATAATATATTCTGTTTTTAATTTCCCACTCGTTTGAGGGCTTCAATCTTTCTCTTGCTTTTGGTTCTGCAATTACAGTATCTTCAAAGAATTCTGTAACCACTTCTTCCATTGTTTCAATTTGAGGTTCTACCTCAACTTTCTTTGTGTTAGCTTTTTTAGCCATAATATAATATAATATAAATTAATAAAAATAAAAACCATCCCCGTATTTCAGGGGACGGTTTTAAATATAAATGCTTATTTCATCATCATGAAATTGTTAGCACCTTGAGTAACTAGACATCTTTCAGTTAACATGTGGATTTGCATCGCATCTAAAGCAGATGTAGCAGCTCCAACAGAACCAGTAGTCCAAGTTTTCATTCTTCTGTCATCAGTTTGTGAAGCTCTGTAACGAACATGTAAGAAAGGACGTTTAAGGTTCTTTCCTAATTGCTGGTCATAAACAGTTGAAGTTCCAGCAGGAATAATTATACCCCTAACAGCTCCAGCTGCGTACGCAGAGTTAATACCACCTCTAGTAGCTTTGTCGTTTAAGTATCTAAAGTCAGATTTGTAGAAATCATAAGATCCACGTCTGAAACCAGAGAAACCTAAGTTCAACGCCATATCTTCAGAATTGTCAAATACTCCGTAAGAAGTACCACCAGCTCCGTAAGAATTCATAGAAGCTAACATGTCGTCCATTGCTAACGAAGTAGCTCTGTTTACAAACATCATGTTTTCTTCAATAGCACCTTGCTTGTCAAACTCAGCTAAGATAGCATCAAACTCAGCTAAATCAGTAGCAGCATTAACACCAGTTACGCCAGAAGTAATATTACCTCTTTCTTCAACAGCATTAAATAAACCTTGCGTACCAGTTACTTGAGCATCATTACCAACGTGAGCATCAGTTAAATCAGCAACACCACCAGTATAACCACCAGCAGCTCCACCTTTAACTCCTTCTAACATTGACATCTCTAAGTAATCAGTAAATCTAGCTCTTGTGTCAGCTTCCGCTTTCAAGTACCACATGTAACCACTTTGACCAGTTTCACCAGAAATTTCAACCCAACCAATTCTAGAAACATCAGAACCTGATACTTCATAGTAGTCTTTCATTATAACTGGCTTGTTAGAGTAAGTTTGCATTTTAGGCTCGTTAGCTCCTCTTGACTCAGAACCATCGTAGTTGTCTCCTTTTCCGTACTCAGAACCATAAACTAATATAGTAAGTGAGTCAGCACCTTGAGCATCCGTAAATACATCGTTTAAATCAACAACTCCATAAGGAGCTACTTCAATAACAGCTGTTGCATCAGTTAAAGTAACTAATGCTTTAACAGTACCCTCAGAACTAGCGATGATAACAGTATCGTTTTTTCTAATACCGTGGTTAACACCAGCATCGTGACCATCTATATCTTTGCCGATAGTAATCTGTCCACCAGCGATAGTACCAGCATCACCATTAGTAAGCTGTGCTGTGTAAGATAAGTGTAAACGACCTTGCTCAGACCAAACAACTTGGTCAGCTGACATCGCTTCTTCAGCTCCTACTTGTGAAAGAAATCCTGAAATAGTTCTCGGTCCGAAAACTTCAGCTTCTTTTTCCATAAGATCTGGTAAATATTGTTGTGCCCACGTTGTGTCCGTAGTACCTGTAAAATCTAGATAGTTTGTTGCTAACGCCTGTTTCCTTGGGGTTGGCGTAGCGTTTAAACTACCTCCTGCAGTAATTGCCATAATTTTTTGTTTTAATTTTTAAATTTATTGTTTTTAATTTTAAACTTGTAATCAGAAGAATCACTGCCTAGCACCTTTACTTTTATACCACCTGCTTCAACAACACCATGAGCTTGTCTTGGGTTCATGTCAACGTTCTTAGCTTTAGCAATACTATTTTTCATAGCATCGGCTTTACCTTGGTCGTAAAAGTGTTTTGCAACAGCATCAGCGTTCATAGCCGTGTAAAGAGATTTGTGATAACCCTTAGCGTCTGATAATGTATTATTTTTATCCAAAAACTTTTTGGTAAAATTATTTATATCGCTTTGAGTGTTCTTAACCTCGTTGGCATTATTAACGTTAAACCTGTATTTTTTATCCCCGACGTTATATTCAAAACCTTTGAACTTGTCATTGAAAACCTGCTCGGTTTTCTGGGTAAAAACATCAGTGTTTTTCTTAACTGCTTTTTGAGTTACTTCTGACTCCTTGTTATATCTATCAAAGAAGTTAATCGCTTTCTGTTGCTCAGTTGTGAGCTTCGATCCGGCTTTAATTTCTTCATAGTATGTAGACTTTTGCCCGTCTAGGTGGCTTTTAGCGCTGGCAACTTGCTCTTTAAGCGCTAATTTCTTTCTACGTATATCTCTTTCGTCGTCTATATCTTCGTCGAATGAGAATGTATCTTCCATAAGGAAGTTAATTTCTTCTGCATCTAAATGAGGCTTTGTTTGCTTGTAAAATTCGTGCAATAAACTAGTATCATCTAATTTGCTATAATCTTGGTTAAGCTTAACATAGTCACTTAAATCTCCACCAGTCTCATCCATAAAGTCCATTAACTTTTGGATGTTCTCTGGTAATGGTTTTCCAGTAGCTTGAGCTTCCGCTATAGCTTCTTCAACCTGCTCTTCAACCTCTTCCACTTCTTCTTCAGTAATTTCTTCTAATACTGTAGTTTCTTGTGCTTGTGCTTCCGGTTGTACTTCTTCTTGTTCTTGTGGGGCGTCGGCATTTTCAGCGCTTGCAACCACTCCGCTGTCGTCAGCGTCACTTTCTTTAACTTCATCTTCTTTTGGTGTTGGGGGTTTGCTTAAATCTACCTTCATGACGCTATCATCACCTGCAGACTCAAATTTACTTTCATCAACTTGTTCAGTTGTTTCTTGCGTAATCTCTTCGACTACTTTTTCATTTTGTTCTTCCATAATATAATATAATATAAATTAATAATTTTAACTAGGGTCAAAACTACCTAAATCGAATCCGCCACCTAGTATATCATTACCTGCGGACTCAAAGTTTTTAGGTGGTTTACCACCATTTCTTTGTTCAATCATCTCACTTTGTTGAGTAGCTTGAATTTTTGTTCTTTCGTCTTTACGGTCTTCTTTTTCTTTTTCACCTACTCTCTTTCCCTCAGCCTCAACCCCCTTTAACTGCATGTTCATCTGGAACTCCATCTGCATCAACTCTTTTTTATGCTCAACTTCCTGCATCATTTTCTGAGAAGCCAATTGAGCCTTTAATTGCTCTAGCTCTGCTTGACTAGCTGTTATTGCTTGGTTTTTTTGAATTTCTGCTTGAGCTGCTGATTGTGCCGCTTGTTGGTTTGTCTGGCTTTGCATCTGCATGTTTCTTTCTTGTAGAGCTTGATCTTTATCTAGCTTTTGTTTTCTACGTATTTTTAGAAGTTGGTTTGCGAGTTTAATGTTCCTTATCTCTCTTATGTCAATAGCGTCAGCTAGCTCTATAACTTGCTGCTGAATTGCCATTTGAACGTTGTTTTCTAGCAATTGCCTTTCTTCCTCGTCTGGTTGTAAATCTAAAAATATGCCAAAATCATATAAATGAAGGTTTGATATTTCCTCTAAAGTAGCTACGTTATGAACGCCAATTTGCTGTACAAAAGCATCTTTAGTTGGAGAATACTCTATAATATCAGATATCCTGAGAGACAAACACTCAGCGGTTTCAGCTGTCAAGAATAAACCAGCCTGTAATATATGTCTAGTTGCTGTATTAGAATTTGCTGCCGCTAGCTTTTGAACACCAACTAACGCGTTTTTGTCTGGAGTGCTTCCGTCTCTAGCCTCATTTAAACCCGTCACATCTCTTATCATTTGAAGATAATAATTATACGTACCGATTAGGGCCTGCATTTTATTACCACCAGATCCAGATGTTATTTCTTGAATAGGTACTTTCCCTGGATTCATATCTCCGTCAGAAGTAAACGATCTACCTATAACCGAACCTGTTTGGAAGTACATGTTTAGAGCTTCTTGTGGGTTGTAATTGGTTCCATTACCTAAATCTATTTCAGCTAAACCATCAGCATCTAAATAAACGCCATCTGGAACCAACCTAGACATCACCTGCTGTAGTTTGAGGTGAGTAAGCTGAATCATGTCAGCGAAACCAGTTATTCTTTTAACCAAAGAATCTATCCTACCATCGTACATTCTAGGAGCAACTATAGCGTAATTCATCTTTACTTTTGTAAAATCGCTCTTTTCGCGCATCATGTTTTTAGCCATCTCCCATTTAAGCAGTTTGTCAGTACCAAGTATCATAGCGCCTTCGTAAAGGCATTCTATAGATCTTAGCATTCTGCCATATCCACCTTCTTTTTCTTTTGGTGGATTGTACTGGTCGTCTCTTAATATAACCTTATCTCCACCCGTTGCTGTTTCTTTAACTTTGTAAACCTCATTCATGTAAGTCTTGTAGTTAAAGTAAATAACCTGAATTGTATTGTTGTCTTCTTTATCGCTAGCGTGTCTTGAGTTATAGTTCGATCTACTATTAGACTTATTCTTCATTATGTCCTCAAGATCGCTTTCTGATAAATGAGGAAATTGCTTTGCTAATTCGTTTACTGGTATAGTCTTTACCTCTCCAACGTAGTATATATCTTCAAAGTATGGTGATTCGGTGTATGAGTAAACTAAGTTTGCTGGGTCAACATAGTCCACAACAACACCCTCAGATGTGTTAAAATTAGTTTTAACAGCGCCAATTCCAAGTACAGTTAAATCGTAATAAAATTGCTTTTTAATTAACTCATAGTTATTTCCTTCAAACAGTATATTTAGGGCTTGCTCTTCAGCGATTTCAATAGATTGCTTATAAGTCAACTGCATGTGTAACTGCAGTTCCTCTGGGCTTTCAGGTAGTTTTTTCTCTTCGCTCTCCCTAGTGTTAACGCCCATGTTTTCTGCCGCAAACTTATCGAAGTCTTGGTATTCCATATCATTTAATATGGACTCCATGTACTTGGTTCTCTTGCTCAGGCTAAAAGGATCTTGTGAATAAGCTCTTATATCGTAAGTTCTCTCAGCAATACCATTAACAACTATATCTACAAACTTAGATATAATCGGAACAGGCTTCCAATCTAAATTAAGATAGGACAAATCACCGTTGATCGATAACTCATCCTTATACTTTTGAATAGACTGCTCGCCTCTAGCGTACAACCTTAAATTATGAAAATCATTTTGATTAGCTTTATACCTATTAGAACCTCTATCATGATTAAACCATTCTTGCTCTATAGCTTTACCTACCTTTAACCCATACTCATAGCTCAACTTTTCAGCATCGCTAACGGTTTGACTTGGGAAATAACTTTTAATGCCAGACTCTGCCATATTTATTACTTGATTATTTGTGAATTTGTTCCTGTGTTTGTGTACCTAGAAACGTTTATGTTTAGTTGAGGTTTTTTAACCTCAGCATTTGGTCTATATAAATGCCTGTTGTTAGCCATTATAGCCAAACCAGAACTTATAGATGCATCATGCTTTGTTCTTTTGTTTATGTCAAACTTACACCAGTCATTTAACAGCTCGTTAAAATAACAATCTCCGTGCGTTCCATCTTGTTTAATACCTACGTGATCTTGAATATACATCTCGATCGCAGCGGCATGTGCTTGTTTTATATCTTCACTTGAATTGGGTATTCCACCAACTTCTTTTTCTGCTACAGATAGCTTGTTCCATATCTTGTCAGGTCTATTCATACTAAACCCTCTGTAACCTCTTCGCCTTAAATAGTACAAGAGACGCGGTTTGTTGTTCTCTGCTAATATTGGCATCCCGTAAAATACTAAAGCCATTAGAACATCCTCAAAGAACATCTCAGCTGTCGGAGGTCTTGATAGATATTCTAAGAAAAAGCTGTTTGCCGGAGCATCTTCCATGGAGAATTTAGTTAGACCGTGTAAAGCTCCTTTAGATCCTACTCCATCCACTGTTCCTGATATATCATATGAATCACAGCCAAATGAACCCATGTGTTCGTTGCCTGGATGTTTAACTCCGTTTTTAAGTACAACGTTGTTTTGTATACTAGAAGGCGGAACCCAGCTAACTTTAAACCTACCTTTTCTATCTGGGTAAAATATAACCTGAGAATCTTTAACCCCGTTAACCCATTGGAAATTACCCTGGGTAATACCTAGAGTGTTTGTCATCTCTTCGTTGTAATCTATCTGTTCGTATAATTTGACTAAGTTAAATATACTTCCTTTAGTCTCATCCCTAAATGCATGTTCTGTAGTTCTTGGGAACTGTCTATAGAATTCATTCAAACCATCTGAATCATCTTTTAAACCATCTACTTCATTCTGCCAGTTATCTATTACACCTACATCTATTAATTCACCGCTTGGGTCGAACCTATCGACATCAGGAGTAGTGAAAACTGGAATTCCGAACTCATCAATAAATCCTTCGTAGTTCCATTCCATTGGGATAAACAAAGAGTATAAACCAGACTTTGTCTGGCCATTTCTGTTTCTTTTTGTAACATCTGAAGCATTGTATAATTTTTTAAAGTTTTCACCTCCTTTATCTAAAGCATTTGATGTTGATCCCATCATACACTTACCGATGATTCTAGATCCTAATCTTAAACAAGTTTTTGTA